ATTTCCAGTTATTTTGAAAAGGATTCAGCTTTTTTGTCCAAATAGACAAAAAAATCGACAAAGAACAGGTGTCAAATCGAAATTATGACTTTCTTCTTTTTTCCAATAAAAAAAAAGAAGAAAATTGCTCGAGGATGTTTCGATCATCCGACCTTAGGGTTATGGGCCCCACGCGCTTCCTCTGCGCCACCGAGCATGTTTATCAATAGCAATAGAAAAAATAATTTTTTTTTGTTTCAAAGTTCCTTTAGTCTTTAAATTGTGGTGTATCCGTCCACCAACGCTCAAGTATTCCCCAATCAGGGGATTCCCACATTTCTTCCAAGGGATTATAAATAAGTAGACGATAAGTATAATCATTAGCTCTAAAAGCAATAGCTACACCAAGTACTTCAGAATAATCATTAAAGGGAATTTCTTGTAATGCCTGAACAGTATTTAGTCGCTCTCTGGCTGTCGCAGTGAAGGCTTGTACAAAGGCTGATTTATGCTTTTGTAATTGACGCAATTGGGCTTGCAATCGGGACCGTCCTATGGTATCCATTAATTTTCCACGAGACGTGGGACTAAGAGAAGCGAGTAATTGATCCATATCATCTTGTTGATCATCATGATCTTGCCCTGCGCCTATTTTTGGAGGTGGTTGGAGAGCATATTGAGCATTGGCCTGTTTCAGTTTGCTCTGAAGCTCTTCGGTGCGCCGTTTCCTTAATCGTTCTAACATGAGATATTTGATCTTGTCCTCCACCTTCTTTTTTTCGTCTTGCGTCATCATGTCAAACGAAGTTAAAAGAGTTGTTGTGAAACCATTGCTGAAACCATTGCCGTCGTATTCTTCGACTATTTTTATCACATGATATCGATCTTGTGACTCATTGTATACCACGTAATATTTGTAACCCTTTGTGCGCATATATCTTTTCACTCGATCTACTTTGTCATAAATTTCTATATATTCCGGACCCCTAATAAATTTTTCAGCGCCTTGAATAGATGTTGCTATTTCACGAGGAATGATGCAAATATCTGACTCATTTGGAATTACTTTTTCCCCATAAATTGATCCAATTGCTTGGATTGCTTTTTGCATTATTGGTTTCCAATATAAAACTCGGAGACGATTTTTTCTATCCGATTGGATCATTAATTTTATGGCTTGTCTTAATTTGATCATATCGGGATCTTTTGAGCGTGGATTATCGAACAAATTCCAACCAGATAGCAGGCTTTTAAACGTAGCGATATCTATTTTTTTGACCTTTTTTGGATGAATAAATCGGTTGGGGTTGGGAAGAAACGGGGGATAAAACGGTTTCAACATATCGTAAAAATTATATGTATCAAGCAATGGTGGTACAGGCGGTGGTGCTAAAAAAGAAATTATGCGGAGTATATTATCCATGGGAAGAAGGTTTATAGGTAAATTACGGAATGTAGAACGATAGCGACGTACAATCGTCAAGAGACATTCGATCATTTTGGAAGAAACGTTTTTTTCCTCCAATTTCGTTTGCAATACTTCCAAGGACAAGTCATGATTACTAAGAAAAGGTAGTAGGTATTGATACAGGATAGACGACGTCGTATCCATCTTTTTTATTACTTGGTTAATTTGAAAATTATTTTTTTTTTTTATAAAGATGTCATTATTGAATCCGCAAGAATTATTACGCTTCTTGTTCCAAGTTCCATTTTCAGAATTCTCAGCTTTATGCGGGATTATAAACACGCCTCAAAGTGAATTTTTATATGAACAAACATTGGCGATAAAGTTAAAAACGATTCTGGAAAAAAAGACATTGCCAGAAATACAACAATTTTGTTCATTAAATAATATACCCATTATTGATGATAAAAAAGAGTTGGGTTATATTATCGCTTTGTGTTTGTATTATGCCGGACCTCAGTTTAATCTAAAAATAAAGGGATGTATACAAGTAGATACTTATTATGTGCGTAATAATGATTCGGAACAAATCATTTTGTTAATCGGCGAACGCCATAATTTAGATGGGAATGCTAACAAAATAATTGATAAGATGTATAAAAATACAACTTGCCCAATTGATATAATAAACGAGCAACCATTTGTATCATTATCTACATCACAACAAATGTCAAATGCTTCTTTGATGGCTGGTGATTCGTGCGTAAATAATGGTGTGACCCCTAAAGATGATCATCTTGACCTTGACCGTAACAAACAATTTGTTGATCAATGTATTGTTCCTTATCAAGGTCGTATCAAAAAATTTTATGAAGACTATCGTAGTACTAAATACTTTCGTGTTTGGTCAAACCGAGTATCTTCAGGTCGATTACCAATCCATCAAACTGATTATATTAAAATATTATTAAAGCTTAAAGATGCGGTTATTGATTTTCATACTTATTTGGATGATCCTCAAATATATCATACCAATGTGGTGGATGCGATCAAAAGAATTTATGATAGATTGAAAGAGTCAATAACGAAACAAGATATTGAAAACGCAATGAAAAATGGAGAAAAAAATCACATGCATTTGATGAAAGGATTAATCGATAATTTTGATTTGCCGACATTGGAAGAAATAAAACAAGTTTTAGATTATGGAGATACAGGTGGAATCGGGTCTAAAAGATACTTAACTAATTTGGTGTCTTTGGTTTATTATTATGATCTACCGATGCTATTACGAATCGTAAGATTACTCAAAGAAAACAAATCAAGATATATTGTATGTTTTATGGGTGATTATCATCGAGAGAATCTGCAACGCTTATTGTCGATCCCAGGTTTATTAAATAAAATTATGACCAGTTCTACAGTATATCAAACAGAAAGTATTCCTTGTGAAGGAGGATCATGTGTGCTTTCTTTAAAAAAAATAAATTGTTTACAAAAAACGATAAGAATGCAGTACTATGACTCCATCCGGTCGGCCTTTGAATGAAATAAGATGAACTCCCATTTTTGTTTATTTTGTAATTTTTTTTAGTAAAATAAAAAAAAAGATTAGAGCTTTCAATGACAACAGAACTTGAAAAGACGATTGAAGTATTGGTTCTTGAATCCATTTATAATCCTAAATCGGACTTGATTGCATTAGAAGCAAGATTAAATGAATTACTACAAAAAATTTCATCGGAAAGTAGAACAAAAGCAGTGAATTGCTTGATGACGATTGTGAAGAAATATAAAAAAAAAACATTGATGGATATTCCTATACATGTTATGAAAGACTCATTATTTCCATATATGAGTACACGTGATTTATCTCGATTTTTAACAGTGAATCGTCATCCTGCGGAAGATTCAGATTTGATTCAACCCCAGATGGATCGTCGCAAAAAAGTGTATTTAGAAAGAAAGAAAAGATTACAAACCGCATTAGCAGTGTTTAATTCAAGTAATAAAAAGTATAAAGCAAGACAGAATTCTAATCGAGTTTTAAAACAAGAAATAAAAAAAGGAGCAACTTTTCGTCAAATAAAACCTTATTTACGACTTGGAAAAAAAAATTATTATAGCACGGACTATCACGAAGATTTATTATCAACATTGATGAAAAGAGAATATGACCTTGGAGTGTTATCATTAGATAATATTTTTAAATTTTTTGGAGAAAACCAGATTATTGGAATACAAAATTACTGGGATAGAGAAAAAGTGGAGCAAGAGGGGCATAAAATGCTTATTTGTTCTAAAGCAATAATTCGCGATTTGATTCAATATATAATCATGAAAGACTATGAAAGAGGGATTCCACTTACAGAAATTTATTCCAAAATCAAAGGTAATTGGTCTTTTAATTGGTCTTATATCGAAAGCCCGGCATTAGATAGATCCCTGTTAGCTCCAGTCCTCTCGGTTCTTATTGAAAAAGAAGCACAAAAAGGGGTGTCGTTATTCCAAATGATACCCATGACATACCATTTAAAATGGAAACAAATAAAAGAATTAATCAACCTTCAATATAAAGAAGGTATATTGACTATGGATCAGATACAGACCTTATTGAAAAATTATCAAAAAGAAATCATCGATTTAACAAGGGATGATCCCCGTGATAAGTATCTTGATCAATTGATTCTATCTCTACAGTCTCATGGTCAGAAATGGCCATAAACGAGTCCTATCTAAAAAAGAAAAAAATTGTTTTTTAAAAAGTGGAGGAACACGTTTTTAAAAAACTCTATTAGAGAATAGCAACACTGATGAATGAGTGTCCTGTATGTCTGGACGATCTGGTGAACAAGTCTTTTTTGATGACGGCGTGTCGTCATCCGATCTGTAGCGAGTGTTTTATACGCTTGACCGAAGCAATCTGTCCCTGTTGTCGACGGGATCTGACTAAACAACTCCCCCCTGCATTTCTTACGATCATGCCTCTCAAGATACCCGAGTCCCGCGCCACTACCACGAGAACCACCACCACCACCACTACCACCACCACCACCACGAACAGAACCATCAATGTCTATAGCCTAACGGACTTCCCACCATTGTAAACATTCATATCCCATCTTACGATTGTATGACAAAGGGACGCATATATTCTTCTTCCGTTTTGACACGCTTTTCAGGAGGCAAAGGATGCACGGAGGAGGCATGATAAGGGTCGGTACCCGTTTCTAAAAAATATAAACGTCGAGCTTTCTGACGAGCCTTAAATTCCAAGATATCGTTTATCGTCTTTTTCTCTCCACACTGCGACCATCTTCCTAACGGGGTGGGCTTGTGCTTGGGAAGGGTAGGAATGAATATTTTTATCCATTTCATTTTTATGTCAGCTTGGCTTGGTTTGGCTTGCTTTGCTTGGTTTTTGGGAAAAAAGATAAATTCACTTTTTTTTTTTGGTCCAGGCCAACTGGTCTCAATACAAGACAAGATAGGCCATGGCCTATCTCTGCGTCCCGACGACAAAACAAAAAGAAAAGTGTTTGAGATTTTTTCAAAAAAATTAAAAATTCTGAAAAGGTTTTTTTTTTTAGTTTCTGACCAAAAAAAGACAAAAAACACCCGTCTACCCATTAGTACCGGCTGGTAGTAAGGTGGGAAAAGAAGACAAGTAGAGATAGGCGTGTGAAGGGAGTCTCAGCAATAAAACAAAAAAATAGAACGTGTTTGAGATATTTTTGTTTTTTCAATAACAAATCTGAGAAGGCTTTACATTGGTATATTAAGTTCGGAAAAAAGATTGGATAACAGAGTGAGAATAGGTATGTTTTCTTCTGTCATGAATGGAATCAACTGATTGATTGGCGTTCCTCTTTTATATTCTTTTAATATAAGGTGATACCATACCATCGAACGATCAAATCTATAATTTGATCTCTCGGACGAGCTATGTGGCAATATGTAAGGAATAAATTTTTCGAATGACTCTTTACTTTGTGAATGTTCATTTTGAATAATGCCATACAAGAGATAATAATCTGGTGGTGTGATGAAAGGTACTATTTCACTAAATGGCGTATTTTTAGTATAATATTCTTCTTGAATAAGCCAACCCAAAAGATCTGGATAACCTCTATCAGGAATGTTTTGAGGCGTGATGTATCCTACTAATTCGTGGAAGGGCGTTCCCCTTTGATATTCTTTTGTTATAAGTTCATTCCAAAGATCCGAACGATCTTTTCCATCAGGAATGTTTTGAGGCGTGATGTATCTTACTAATTCGAGGAAGGGTGTTCCCTTCTTATTATATTCCCAATCGATAATATCAAACATCATACCTGCACGTGACATATCACTTGGAAAGTTTTGCGGGGTGATAAAAGGTACTAATTTGCTGAACGGTGTTCCCTTATCATATTCAGCCCGTATTAATTGTCCCCATGATTTGAATTTTTTCTTTTGAAGCAATGCTTGATATTCTCTTTTTTTTTGTCTCCAGTGTTGTTCCCAACGTTGTTTTAATTGATCCATCCTCTCTTTAGAAGTCAATAATTTTCCCATCGAAAGCGTGGACAGATAATTCGTTGCATCCTGTATTCCCAAGAATTTTGATATATCTCGAAATGTTTCTTGAGCAACTAATTCATGTGGATGTCGAGTCTTTTTTACAATCGCCAATAAACATTGTATAAGATTCTCCAAATCCTTTGAATCTCTATGGCCCATTTTTTCCATAAGCAAGGAGCGTAATTGTTGCTTTTTTTCGATAATTTTAGAATTGGAAATAATAATCGGTAAAAGTAATACCACCATGTCATCTCTTTTCATTTTTTTGGCAACCGGTTGTTGAAACTGTTGATATTGCAATTGCATTTTATATAAAATAATTATTTTTTCCAATTCTTCGCATAAAAATGTATTCTCTATTATTTTGAGGGACTTGATAAGATGTATTGTTTGCAATAATGGATTTTCAGCAGATGAATCAATAGGTCCGGTTGTACCGTGTAACAACAAGAATAGGAGCGCAAGCGCTCGCTAAAAGGTTTTATTTGCCAATGCAAAAACAAATAAAACATTGTGTGGTGTGGTGTGGTGAATAACTACTACTGGCTTACTAAGACTTAATCCACCTCCTCGATGACAGGCTCGCTGGGAGTAGAGGCCTCCTTTCCTTCTCCTTCCTCTTCCTCGCCGTCCAACTCCTCGACATCCGCAGGAGGCTCAGGCGCTCCCTCCGGTCGCGGAGGCTCCACACTGTTCTCCTTCAGGTACGTCTGGAAGGCATCCTGACGCTCCGTGATCTCGGCCTTGGTCGCCGAAGGGTTATAAGAAAGCCACTGCAACTCCTCATCGATCTTGTCCAGGATCTTCTTGACATTCGGATCCGAAGACTCGGGAATATTCGTCTTCTGGCTGTACAGAAGGCTCTCATACGCATTAAAGGCATCGCGATTCTCCTTGAATCGCTCATCCTCCTCCTTGTACTTCTCCGCGTCCCCCACCATCCTATCAATCTCCTCCTGCGATAAACGATTCTTGTCATTGGAAATGGTCAGGTTCTTGCTCACTCCCGACGCATTGGTACACTCCGCCGACACATTCAGAATACCATCCGCCGAGATGTCGTACGTAATCGAGATCTGTGGCACACCACGAGGCATGGGTGGGATCCCCTCCAGATCAAACGATCCCAAAACATTGTTATCACGACTCCTCTGACGCTCTCCCTCCAAGATCTTGATCGTACACTTGGGCTGATTGTCCGCATACGTACTAAAGGTCATCTGCTTCTTACAAGGGATCGTAGTCCCACGCTTGATCATCACCGTAGACACCTCCCCCGCCGTCTCGATCCCGATCGAGAGCGGGGTCACATCCAGAAGCAAAAGATTGCTCGTCTTCTCCGACTCAATACCTCCCAGGATCGCCGCCTGCACCGTGGCACCATACGCGACACACTCATCAGGATTAATCCCCGTGTTGGGCTCCTTGCCAAAGAAATCGCGCAACAACGACTGGACCTTGGGAATACGCGTGCTTCCACCCACCAGGATCACATCATCCACCTGTGCCTTGCCCAGCTTGGCATCCTCCAGCACCTTGACCACGGGATCCAGCGTCTTGCGAAGCACGTCCCCCACCAGAGACTCAAACCGGGCTCTTGTCAGGGTGTACAGAAAATCAATACCCTGGTACAGCGAATCCAACTCAATGGGCGCTGTCGTCGAAGCACTCAGCGTCCTCTTGGCACGCTCACACGCCGCATGCAGACGACGACGGGCACGCTTCTCGTTGCTCACATCCAGCCCCGACTTCTTCTTGAACTCCGCGATACAATGCTCCACCAGGATCTGATCCAGATCCTCACCCCCCAGATGCACATCCCCCGCGGTCGCCTTGACCTCAAATACCCCATCCGACAAGTTCAACAGGGACACATCAAACGTCCCACCGCCAAAATCGTACACCAGAATATTCTTCTCCTTACCATCCGCACACTTGTCCAGTCCATAGGCAATCGCCGCTGCCGTGGGCTCATTAATGATACGGAGGACATTCAGACCCGCAATGACACCGGCATCCTTTGTCGCCTGACGAGAGGCATCATTGAAATACGCCGGCACCGTCACCACACAATCCACCACATCGCCACCCAGGTACGCCTCGGCAATTTGCTTCATCTTCCCCAGGACCATCGCCGACACCTCCTCGGGACTCAGCTCCTTCTTTTCCTCCTTGTAATTGACAGAAAAATAAGGCTTGTTGTTCTTGTTGATGACCGTGCATGACATATGCTTGATGTCATTGGTCACCGTGGTATCATCAAAACGCTTGCCAATAAAACGCTTGGCATCAAAAATGGTATTCTCGGGATTCATGGTCGCCTGATTCTTTGCCGCCTCGCCCACAAGCCTCTCCTCCGAAAAGGCCACCCAACTGGGTGTAGTACGATTTCCCTGATCATTGGTAATAATTTCGACACGATCATTCTGCCACGTCCCCACACAGCTGTAGGTGGTTCCAAGATCGATACCGATCACACGCTTGTTCTGTACGGATTGTGCTGTCTCTGCCATTTCTTCTCGTGATATTTTTTTGGTTTGGTGTTTGAATAAAGACTCTTAAAAACTTTAGATCAATTTTTTTTTTCAAAATGAAATGTGGCAGTATTGAAAAAAAAAAACTGAATAATCTTGGACCTTGGCCACTGGAAACTTATGAGTTGAGTTTCCACGTCTATCACGGTATCTAAATCTCCATTCTACTTTCTCTCCCCCAGAAATATGGAAAAGGTCAAGAGATCGGATGTATGGCAGTCGGATAGGAGTTGGCAACTGTATCTGTTCAACAAACAACAACGGGGGCAGGTTTACAAGACATCAGATGTATGGCAGATATGCTCGGACAAGTCGGATAAGAGCTGGGAACTTTATTTATTAAAGAGGCAAGAACGGGGACAGGAGCGGAAACGCCTTTGTTCTGGATCATCCTAATCCTGGTTCTATTTTTTCTTTACCTGAAAATAATTAGAGGCTATTCTATTGATCTCAAATTGTTTAATAATTTGTTCTTTTATTTTCTTCAACATTTTCTTGTCCACTCCTTTTTGGACCTCCTCGTCCATTATTATTTTAATGGTATCACGAATTGCTTTGTCTGCAAGATTCTTCTTGTCGTAAAAAATAGTAAATCGATTAGTTTTTTTCTTAAAGTCAGCACGCAACCTATTGTATACGAGGTCTGAAATCTTCTCGATAAGCTGTTCCTCTAATGCGCCAGAAGTAGCAGGCACGGATACAGATCGATGCGCTTGGGCTTGTTTTTGTTTTTGAAGGGCTTGTAATCGGGATAAATCATTCAGGTTTCGTTTCATTTCCAAGAAATCCAAATAAGGAGAAAGCTCTAATGCCTGTCTTTGCCGGCCACTATCGATGATCTCATTGAATACTCTCATCTCTTGTGCTGTCAAGGGCTCGGGAGAGTCTTTCAAGCCCTTCAATCGATGGAAAAGAGCCACCCTTTTCTTGACAAGCTCATCGACGAGCATCTGTCGCTTTTGTTGAGTTTGCAAAGGAGCAAGAGAATGCGGAGCATAAAAATTTCCGTCTTTCAAATGGCGTTGGATGGCGCTACGCTGGTACGGGCGACCAGCGGGATCACCACGGAGTCGGACTGGATCGACATAGAGCTCGAATAACAAGGGATCTTCTACTCTCAACTCGACTTCATTCCACTCGAGTTCTGGAGATAGAGCTTGTTGTGCTGACAATTTTTCTTTCCAGAAATCAGGATACGGAAATAAAGATTTCATTCGTTGATGGAAAGAACGTTGTTGAGGTTTTACGACAGCAACGACTGACGGTTTTGGTAACGATGATTTAGATGGTTTAGGACGAGTCGTATCCGGATGAGTCCCCATCGCAATAAGATCCTGATCCGTCAATCCAACGGAAGGGGACGAAACAGGGGTTGAAGAAGCTTTAGAATGAAAATCATCAAATTTCTTTTTCGATGTTTCTTTCCCATTAATATAATACTTGGTTGTTTTTCCAACAGTCCTAAATCCGGTACGGATCGCATATTCATTCTTTGGTGTTTTCATAAAGGTTCCCTTGCTAAAATTCCCATTTTCTGTCATTTCCCCTTCTATCATATAATTATCAACAAAATTGCCATCAAGAACAAGATAAGATTCCGATGTTTTAATCACTACAATCACTTTACCATGGCTATCATATTGTTTGTTCTTATTTAATTTGAAGGTTCCAAACCTATATTCATAATTTGAAAATTCTCTATAAACACTCACTCCTATAAATTTTATAATAGAATCGGATTCATCTGGAAAAAAGTCCCCATATAAAGAAGAAGATAAACTAAACAGAGATTTTTTTGATTCTCGTTTTCCACATTCCGAACATTCCGAACATTCATGTTTTTGGTGATCATGTTTTTGGGAGATATGACATTCCCAATCATCTTTTGATTCACTCGCTCCCCTTATCATGAAACCTTTATTATTAAATATACCGGATAACGTTGTATATACACCTGATTTTTCTAAAACTACTTTACCAATATATTGATCTTTAGCAAAAGGAAAAAAATGTTGATAAGTACAGCTATCATTTTTGGGTCTTAATTTCAAAAAATTTATTTTATAAAGAATTTCAAGATCCGCTTTTGCTTTTTTAATATTATATATAATATCGAGAAGTTTATCCAGTCCATCGGAAAAAGTGAATGGATCGGCTCCAATGGCTCTCAAACGTGAATAGGTGGTAATCAAATTCCCCTCTCCCATAATTTTCATAAATTCTAATAATAAGTGGGGAGGAACAGATGACTTTAAACATTTCAATAAGATGGACATATTTAATATATATCCAGAAGTGTTTGGTGAATATTCACATGATCCCTTTTTTTCCTGTGTCAAACGAAGATAAGTATAATAAGTGACTGGTCTTCTCAAATCAAACCCTTGATAAACCATAACATCATGATCCGCCAAGATTTTCTGAATCGTAGCAATTGTGGGTGGAGTATATTTTTCTATATCTTTCACCAATAGATAGCAATCATTGATCCGTTGTTTGGCCTTGGGATGGGACACAATTGTTTCCAGGATATCTATATCGTCCAGCGCATAATAAAGCACGCCTTTTTCTTCCTCATCCATTACCGATAAATCCGTTTCACCACCATGATTTAAAAGATTCAAGACCTCGTTCTTATCCTTTTTTTTTACCGCTTCATGCAATCGATACATTCTTTATTTGTTTTCTATTTTGAAAAAAAAAATAATGCATTTTTTTTCAATCGTGAGTACCCGTTGTTGTTGTTATCACTCCGTATTCCTTTGACTCATCAAGGAAAGGAAGGCCTCCATTTTCAAAAAGTATCTTGGAGGAAGAACACCGTCTATACCCGAGGTAAGAATGACATCATTATCTGATCGGTAAAAAACAATACCATCCTCCATGGCTTTTTTCATATCGATATGAATCAATATATCACAACCCGCTCTTTTTCCCGATCTCGATTCTAAACTTGTCGACAAGTGGATATGCTTCCGATTCATCACTTTCAAGCCTGTGGTCCTGATGGATTCCATATTCTTTTGGTACGTCGCATGGAAGCACGTTGGAAGTGGCTCCGTGATCCGAGTAAGCATCAAGTCGTCTTGAATTCCCTCTATTTCTAAAGAATGTCCCTGATTTGCACGGATGTAAAAGTCACCCGATTCATCATCAATGATCATCTTGTACCTCTTTTTCTCATCCTCGGCAACGATTCTTTGTAACGATTCAAGATTGTAGGATTGGAAATCCTTGAGAGACAACAGGTCGTTCACCCTGACAAATCCATCTTGACGGACTTTCAGACCCGCCAATGTTGCGCCATGACGGAGGATATATGAGAGTTTCTTGCACATTTTATTAAAAAAAACAAAAACATACACAACAACGAGGTATGAAATTATACTTGATTTTCTTTCGGTGGATCCGTTAATAATGATGAGCAACCCGTATTACCATTCAACAAAGAATTAAAAAAAAAAACTATAGGCGAATAAAATCCTGCATCTGAAGGAGGATAGGAACCCTGTGGTGGAGGAACTCGTCCTCGTCGTCTTCCCCATAGGCCTCTTCAAAATCCTCATACGCCTTCTTGAGCTCCTCGCCCCGGAGATTCCCACGAGTCAGGATCCGACAGATATGATCCGGAGCGACTGATGCGACACCAGGAAAATGCGCGCTCCTGTAGGCCGTCCCAATCTCGATCTTGAACTTGTCGCTGGGACCTACCCAAAACGTGGCGATAAAGTAGTGGCACGTTCCAAGGTGCTGGCGAACCACCTCGAGATCGGTCACCGTCATATGCGCACCTTGGAACGGCTTGCCGACATGACGCACCATCATCGCAAGACTCGGAGACACCGTGGAAAACGGGGCCTGGACGAGACGAAGAGGCGCAGGTCTTGAAAGCTCAAACTTGAGCTGGACGACGGTGTCCCGCTTCAGAGGATCCCATGCCGCGTTCTCAATCTTGCGGTATTCAATGACCTTGGGAAGAACAGAGCGAACCGTGGCTTCGTTCCGGACGTCCACCGCGTTCATCGCCGAGAGCGCCTTTCCTGCGTTCTCTACAAGCTGGCACTCTTCCTCTGAGTACGAACAGAGGTGGTCGGTGGCATCCGAGTACGTGGTGAAAAATGGCTGGTCCATCAACTGCTTCTGTGCGTCCGTGAGACGGTCTGTTGGGAAAGGCTCCTCCACAATCACCTCGCCACCAAGGATCGAGGGTGAGCTCTTGAGCGCCTTGAGCAGTGCGACCGCGTGAGCCTCGTCCGTCTCGGGGCATACCTCCATAAACGCCCTCCTCAGATACGAGGTCAGATTCTGGATAGGCTTCATCGATCGCGGAAAGGTGATGATGGTGTTGTTGTTTTCTGTGTGGAATAAAAAAAATCAAAACAAGAGAGGTCAGATTTTGTTTTGATTGTGTCAGTTACTCGATACTCCTTCTCCTCATCTGGAAAAGCGGGGGACAGGCTTCAGTTTTTTTTATCAAAACTCTATTGAGAATATTTTTGTACATCTTTACGAAAATTGGCAATCGTGATATCGTATTTGGTCACGAGAGGTCCTTCTCTTGCGTCATCGTAGACATTTTTCAGCATCTGGATATCCTCCATGACCGTTTTTTCCATGAGCCATCGTGTCAACCAATCCCCAATCACATTGAAAACAGGAAAATACGGATCCAACCAGAAATTGCGGTAGATCTTCCAATACAAAAGCGTCTTTTTCTTGGAGATGGGCACTGATCGTGTAAAGACCGTCTTGATGAGTTCGTTGGCAAAGACACGTGTGATCGTGTTTGTCGGAAGATGGTATTCATTCTGAACAATGACCTTGGGGGATTGTCCCACGCGTGACGAGATGGTGTTGGCATTGGGCGCATACATGAATTGCGCCTGGAAAGAAGTGTTACTGAGACGCTTGGTGCGAATGTCGTAGGGCAACGGGGATTCCCGGCTACCAAAAGAATGGACATAAGAAATGTGAAGCATGTCTAACAAATTCTCGCACACGGTCATGTAATTATTATTAACCACAATATAGCCATCGACTCCACGAAATCCATCATCTGCTTCCTCGGGGGGATAAAATACATCTTCCTTCTGTTCTTCCTTCTTATCGTTAATATCGTCACTGGAATGAAGGGGACGAAAGAAAAGGAAATCATCACGAAACTGTACAGGGAAACGCTGAAGAGTAATCTTGGATCGGAAACTCTTGAGATTCTTCTTATCGGGATTAGGAATCTTGCAAAAATTACCATCACAAAACTCAAACCCGTGGTATCCACAGATCAGATTTCCTTCTTCATTGACACAACCGGCCTCGCCAAAAGACGCCCCTTGATGGGGACAGATATCACTGTGCAGGATATACGATGTATTGGGTTTCTTGTAACAGACAAGGGGTGTATCACAAAACATGACTTTCTGAATATTCTTCTTGTTGACATCATTCAGCTCTTTGGTGGGGATGATGGGGTACCAGAAAGGCATCACACCCTTGTTCTGAAAAAAAGCCATAGTGGTTGTTCTTGTCGTCATGGTGGAAAGCAATAATACGTTCATTATGATTATGAGTCGCATTGTTTTCTGTACCCAATGCATGTTTTTTTGAATAGAAAAAATAAATTATCAATTTCCTCTCGATCAATATTTTTTTTTTCAAGTGCCGTTGTGTTTCTGGGGGAATGAAAAAAAAAATTGAAATGAGGAGCGTATACTTGTCTGCGTTTATCATCGTTGCCAGTCTTTATATTTGTCTTATTTTTTGCTAATCAAACAAAAAAGAGATATGAATAATAATCCAACAGGTTGTCATGGACAGTATCCCAATTGCAGGCTTCATTGTCCTTCTCCTCAAGCCCATAGGGCCATGTTTGTCGCATTAACGACCACAAAACGTATATCGTCAGCCCCGCCAGCGCCACCAGCACGCAGTCCAAAGATTGATTACGACAAGCTTCACCTTTTAATGAACAAGATGGAAGAGCAAAAGTAATTTTCGGTTTACACCCGACTGTCATAAGAGCATGTCAGGATAGGCGTGTAACCACCGTAGGTACATTGAGCAATACCATACTTGTCTTGTTTCTGATTAAAAATATGCGCTTCTGAATTGGGAAACGAATTCTTGCCCTGAGGGGAAACGCCCAGGAGAGAATCATCAGGATTGGTTACAGCGACAGGAGGAACAGGAGGCTTGGACGACGATGAAACAAACGATTCCATCGCGACGGCAGTGTAACGTGTGCTCAAGAGGATTATCGTGAGAATTAAAATAATCAAGATCAGCAAGGCATTGACGATAGAGATCGTGGTACGTATCATTTTAATCGCAAGAATGAAAAATAAAATTTTTTGATTTTATTTTTATTGTCAGGAATGCCAGAAGAAAAAAATAAAAATAATCAATCGAGAGATGTCACCACCAACTAACAATACATGCTAAGATGCCTGGGTGTCCCGTTCACATCTTTGAGCAAAATATCCATCATATCTGTCGTAAGTGAGATGGGCCAGGCCAAGGGCATATACTTGGCGGGAAGAGAAAACGAGCATTGGATTGCATCCTGATTGGAGACCAGGAAGCTGATCTTGCTCAAGAGATCCTTCAGATGCTTTTCCATGGTACGGATCCCTTTCTCGTGAGGACAGACACGTTGAATCAGGGCGCGTGCCACCTCATCGCTGATCGTAACATCTGTGGGCTGGAGTCCCAGATTCTTGAGATGCTTGACCAAAAGATAGTCACACAAGATCCGGATTTTTTCTACTTCCTTATAGCCTTCGACGGTGATACAAAACATGCGATCCTTGAGCGCCTCATCTTCCGGTAAGGAATTCATCGAATAGATGAACCACAGGCTCGAAAGATCAATCTGGAGATCCGAGAGATAATTGTCACGAAAGGTATTGTTCTGTGTGAAATCCGTGACGTGCAACAGACAGGCCGTGATATCCTTGTTCTGGGAGATCTTCTCGTACTCATCAAAAAAGATGATTCCATTCTTATATTCCATCCGTGTCAAACATCGGGCAATCTCTCCCGGTCGTGAGCCCACGTAGGTGTAATCAAACCCGCGGATATAATCCGCCGAGTTGACACCGCCAAAGGTGATTTGTTCAAAGGGGAAATCCATGACCCGTGCCAGACACCTTGCGATGGAGGTCTTACCCACCCCGGGCTCTCCCACGAGACCCAGACAGCATCCCTTCATATCGGGATTCAACAACTTTCCGTGGATAAAGAGAAGCAATTGTTCTTTGACCTTGGTCATGCCATACAGCTCGGTATCAAAGATGGCCTGGACTTTTCGAAGATACTCGGTGACGCTGATAAAGGTGGGGAATTGCTTGACACGATCAAATGGAAGTTGAAGTGAACATTGGATCCAGTTCTTGAGCTTGTAGAATTCCTCATTGACATCATCGGCCTTGTCTTTGAGTTCCATGAACTTGCGATAAATGGCTTCCTTGTTCTTGTCGCTCGTCTGTAAACGAAGGATCTTGTACTGAATGTCAAACATCTCGTTGTAATCCTTATTCTGCTTCTCAAAGGCCTTGACTTCTTTCTTGTTCTCCTTGTACTGGGGATATTCCTTTTCATAGGCCTCCATCATCTGAGAAATCTGCTGTCGGACTTCTCTCCGTTCTTCGGAAAGAGGCATCGTATTTTCGTAAATCATGATCCATTCAAAGATCTCGGGCTTGTACTTTTTCCGGATCTTGCTTTCCAGTAAACGATCCAGGGTGACCTTTTCTTCTTCAATGTCCTGGATCCACTTCTGAATCTTTCTCATGGACCGCGGATGACGCTGAAGACGCTTGGGAACAAAAGAGAGATAATCGTCCTCGGGATCGGATTCGTCCGAAGAAGAAGAATCCGAGGAATCGGAAGAGTCCGAAGAATCGATTGTCTCGGAATCGGCCACCTCAGACTCGTCTTCTTCTTTGTGCTTCTTGCGACGAGAGGTAGAAGAAGCGGACAATCGTTTCTTCTTGTTAGGATCCGCCACGATCTGGATCTTGATGGATTTCATCAGATTTTTTTTACCATGTTTCTTCTTCTTTTTCTTCTTCTCTTCTCCATCGTCGTCGTCTTCTTCTTCCTCGGTGACTTCCTCTTCGCCTCCTTCCGTTCCTTCTGTGCCTCCCTCTTTTGTATTTGTATCGGGGTGAACAGAAGATGAAGATTCTTCCTCCTCTTCTTCTCCCATCGTATCATAATCATCCGACGAAACCATCGAGTCAACATCCACATCCGCATCGGACGAATCCATTGGAGAGGAGGAGGAGCAAGAGGAAGAGGGTACTCTTTTCTTTCTCGATCGAGTCACAATAACCATTTGAATATGCTTGTGTTTATTACCTGTTGAATGTTTTTTGTTGATAAAATATTAAAATCAGTTTTTTTTTTGACACCAGAGAGTTTTTTATGTTGGCTATTTGTAGGAAGGGATTAATTCGATGAACCCGACGACTCCCACCGAGTTACTTGATGAGATCTCTCAAATGGACTCTTGCTTCCAGAAAAAGTTTCATCTAATACGATTATGTATTGATTATGACCCTATGAAATATGATCTTCCTATGAATCTCCATGTCTTTCACGAGTTTTTGCGTGTCTACATGGTTTATCGATCCAATTTTCGGAAAAAAGATGATCGGATTCTCATGTTTGTGCAAAGATTCATCGCTTATGGAACATCCATGCGTGATCAATACCACGTGAATCATTCCGAGTATTTATTATTCCTCCGACTCTGGATGTTCCTTGGTATCCTAAAATCCGACAATGCCATGATACGACAGGTTCACTTGGATCTTATTCATTATCTCGACGATCATCTCCTCAACACCGGTATGCTCCGAAATGCCATGGAACATGACAGTCTCGAATACCACATTAGCGATCTTCATCGCATCATCCGACTCGTCCGTATTCTTCAAAGCTATGGTTATTTTCACTTTGATTACCTCCGATATAAAAATAACAACGGGACCAGTCTCCTAAAATCTTTCGGTTTCCTCCTTCCTTATCTTAAAGGAGAGAAAAGGCATTATCTTTATCTCCACACGATCTTTCAGCATGATCGAAAGAGTCCCCGATTTGGCTCCTTATGGGATCCTGTATCCGCAAAACCCCTCCTTCTCTCGGCCATCACTCTCCACAAAAAAATTGATGAACTCTTATCCCTACTTCCTTCCTAAAATGGTTTAAAGAAAAAGCGCTTTTCCAATTAATAAACATTACCAAATTTTCATTTTTTGAATAATTGATCAGGTCTATGGGTATTCCAACATTTTTTCGTTCGATTCTCCAGAAGAATCGTCGTCTTATCCGAGGAGCCGTGCAGGGGGGCGAGGAATTTGATTATTTCTTTATCGATTTCAATTCGCTGGTCTACAACACGTGGAACAAGATCCAACGGAGCCTTTCTTCTTCCGATCAGGACGAAACGATCATTCATGATCGTCTCATTGAAGCCACTGTGGAGAAGGTGCTGTATATGGTCAATGAGATTGTGTGTCCCGCGCATTATGTGTTTATTTCCATGGATGGGGTGGCGCCGCGTGCCAAGATGGTTCAACAGCGTTCCCGGCGTTACAAGTCGGTGCAACTAAAGGAGGTGATGAGAGCCAAACGAGCAGAGCTGGATATGGCAAATCCCATTGAGTGGGATCCGAGTCCCAACATCTGTCCCGGCACGGTCTTTATGGAAAAGATGGGTTTGGCGTTGCGCGTCGCCATGAAGGCCAATCGTTTTCACAGTCAGGTGCTTCTTAGCGATGTGGGCTGTCCTGGTGAGGGGGAGCACAAGTTTTTGAAGAGGATTCGGATGATTCATGCGGATCCGCAGACGAGGGATGCCTCCGTGGTGGTCTATAGTCCCGATGGGGACATGATCTCCCTTTCTCTTCTGACTCACAAGAGTCAAATCCATATTATGAGAATTCCGGACAAGGAGTCCTTACACGAGTCTCGTTTCTGTAAGGACTTTGAATTTATCTATTGCGATCTGGATGCCCTTCGCAAGGATTTTTTCAACCAGCTTACCGTAACCTATCGAGGAGAAGATATCGATGAGCTTCGAATCCTCAACGATTACAATTTTCTTTTATTTATGGTGGGCAATGACTTTGTCCCTTCGTTACCGTTCCTCAAGATTCGTTCGGGGGGTCTGGATCTTTTGATTGGAATCTACAACCGTCTTCGTCCTGAGATCCGTGAGTATCTGATCGATTATGATCCTTTGTCTCCAGCGACGCCGAGGATCCATCCGGTGTTTTTCGAGAGATTGATTGTCGAACTGTCCAAGACGGAGAATCGGGAAATGCAACAGGAGACGGAGGAAAGGATTCGTCATATGGGGGGAAATCTATCGGGCAAAACAAGAAAGATGGAGGAGGGAATGACACCCTTCCAGGTGTTTGAGTCGCGTTACCAACACATGTGTTTTTTCAGTCCTCATCATCCCGAGGCGCATCGTTACGCACATCTGGCGACGCTCATTGATTATCGTCGTCCCAAACACGAGTGGAAGGCCAAATACTATGAGTATTTCCTCGGTATCGATGCTCAGAATATGACGGCGTATAACGAAGGGAGGACACAGATCGTGGTCAATTATCTGGAATCTCTTGTGTTTACACTGCGCTATTATTTGCAGGGATGTCCGTCTTATGATTGGCATTATCGTTACCGCGTGAGTCCTCTTCCGTCGGATATTTTTTCGGTACTATCCCGTTTTCGATATGATATCAACAATATTGTATTTCCTGCATCCCAGCCCTTTTCTCCCATGGAGCAATTGTGTTTCATCCTTCCTCCACAGATGTCGTTCCTTCTTCCGCTTCCCCTTCGCGAAATTCTTTCTGATAGGGAGTCTTATCCCACCGAATTCGAAGTAGATGCACTGGCCGGATCGAAGTATATTTATTCCGAGGCCATCCTTCCTGAACTGGATACGGAGGCGCTCAAGGCCAAGATCCGTGCACGCATTTCTCTATTGAATGCGAACGAACAGAAACGAAACCTCTCGTCAACACGATTGGTGTATCTGAAGAAAAAAAAAAGTTCCTCGTAAAGTAGAAATAATAGCATACCATAATGCGGTCTCTCGTCCTGTCTTTTTTCAAGAAAGAATCTTCAGGGGTGTTCAAGTATTGGGATCCTGAAAAGGTCATGAAGGAGATTTATCATGGTTGTTCAAAGGTTTCTCAAGGTTTCGTAGATATATTATGGATTCGTGGACTTCCAGTGGATCCTTCTCATCCTTCTTTTTCTAAAAAAAAAACCATATGGGGAGAGAGTTTTCTTCTTCATGTGGCGTCTCGTCTTGCCAAGAAGAACGATTCTATCACCGTTCAGTTTCCTGTCAATCCCCTTATGCCACCTGCTTTTCCACGTGTGTTAGGATTATATACCGCCTATTCAGAAACGATGCCCCCTCCTTTTGTGGCTCATTTTGTACAGTCGTCGCCTTCTATCTCTGTTCGACCTATTTTTGTTATTGTACCAACTTCTCGCGTTCTTGAAACTCTGGATGGTAGATGTAAATCCGCCCTGCAGAAACCTTTCTATCGTTTCTCCAGTACCGACCCCAATATGAGTATGAACATTGGATGGAAACCACTACTCACATCTGAAAAAAGATTGGAATTGTTTGATCCACGACGATCGACGATCGAGTGTAGAGATAGCTTCTCGATGGATCATTATCTGAGACTGCGTGCTCTTACCGGTCGTATCGGCATCTCATTGACTCTTTCTCCCGGTGATCTCTTGCTTCTCAATAATGAAAAGGTGTTGCATTCTCTACAGGATCCTAATCTTCAAATACAAGAGATGCACGTCTATACTTCGGATCGAAACTTGTAAGTACGCGTACCCGAGGTATAGACACATTGTTTGTGTTCCGTGGAAACCAGCTGAAAATTCGCCCTCATGGGACAGTAGTTTCCGCGATAACCCTCAAATACGTTTTGCGTAGCACAACCATGGGTTTGTTGCTGTTGTTGCTGTTGCTGTTTTTGTAGTTGTGCCCGTAAAGAGGGTTTGTGCATCAGGCTGTGGACACGATACGGATTCAATGGATAATGAGGATGATGGGGCATATTTATTCTAAACCAAGGAATAAATATTTTTTTTTTCTTTTCTTCTTAAAATCCGGGAATGGGGACCGATCCCGCCAGGTTCCCCGCGGTATTGGAAAGCTTGTCGTAATACTTTTTCGTCAGCTGGGGAACCTTGTTCACGGCATTCTTGGCGTTTCCGGCAACTTGCTTGAAGAAATCCGCGCTCTGGTCCAGACTCCTGTTAAACGCATCAAAGACCTCTTTGACACCCATATCAAAGGGCACGATCATCAGAGACACGAAAAACACCCAGGATCCACCGTTGAGGAAACTCATGACCTTGGTAGCATTCTTACCTTGGTGGGAAAAGGCACCAATCACAATGCACAAGAAGACGATCATGTACGCAATGACAGAGGTAGAGATGATCCACAAAACAAGCTTTACCTTATCGTTGGGAATCTGAAGGATCAGATGAATCACCTTGTAGATCTTCCAAAAGGTAATAATAAGAGTGATCCATGCAAGAGCATAGATAGCCTCGATGAGGCTGGTATTCATCTTGTTGCCATTGTTGTACACATAGCTCCACAAACAGATGAGAAATACGAGAGGTACCATCTGGAAAACAGTGGAGATAGAGAAACAACCCCCAGCAGATGCAGGTGCGCCCTTGAGCGCGGTAGAAGTAGTAGAAGCAGACTGATCCATAATCTTTTTAGTTTTATTTCCATCCATTAAAAAAAAAAATTTACAAATTTTTTTTTAAACAAAGGGTTGTTGAGAATTTATTCTCTCGAAACAACTTTTTAAAAAAAGATCTATATCTATCTATAGTAAGTATACTATGCTGTACCGTGCCGTTTCCCAATATGGTATCTGTGAATACCAGGTCTCTGCCAATCAGACGCTCTCTGGATTCATCCAATTTAATAGTCTTCAGGGCGTCTCCGCCGTGCACATCCATTCCGCCGTCGATGGAGAACCCATCCTTGTCTGGCTCGCCACCTCCCGTGAATGGAACGAGGGCGTGGCTCAGGGCACACCCGGCGCCAATGCTCCCTGTTGCTCCCCCTGCAAAGCCGGCTGTAATCTGATTGCACCCTCTTGCACACCTCTCACAAAATATTCCAGTAACCAACGTTTCTATTTTTGTGTACCAATCCCCGTGGGTTGTCTGGACGCCGCGTCCAATGGTGGCACCTGTCCATGGATCTCCCAGGGCACCGTTCTCAATTTTCATGGATACAATTTCCAACAAGTCCACAATGGATGCCTGACCCCCGGTACCCCCGGTGCCGACATGATTGAAAGCGTGCCTTTCAATCTTGTTGTCGAGTAGTCGAGTGCATTACTACTACTTCTTTTTTCCAAAACGTGCACAATTTTTCATTTTTCAAGAGAATCTAATGGTAGAAACAGACTGATCCATAGAAGAAAAATTTGTTTGTGATGCGATCCCGTTTTTGCACCGAGGAAATTTTACAAGGATTTTTGAAGGATTATCCCCTGTGTTAAGTATTTCCAAACAAAATAACTATGGAATTAAAAGTGTATCAATTCCACCATTAAATCTTTCTATACATTTTGAGTAACCTAATTCTTCCATGCAATACTTTTTTATATCAAACATACTTTCTTGTTGATAGTTAGGATAAGCCTTACATACAATATCAAACAAATGTCGATCATATTGTTGATTATTTTCATATAAAATAACGGGTCTATATTTTTTTATTTTTCCCTTTCCTTTTGAAAAGATAAAATTCTCTGCACCTTGTGCGTCACAATGAATAAAACCTATATCGTCTATTTTCATTGTATCGATTGTTGTTAAATTAATATCCTCGCCGGCCATCCCTAATCCAATTCCACCAAAGTTACAATCTAACTCAATTTCCTCATTATATCTTTTTGCGACTACTCCGCCACCACCATCGACATCAGTACTATTCATCTTTCCTTTTCCTTTAAAACAAAACACGCCTAAATGAAAAGGGATAATGCGTTTTTGAAGATTGTTTTGATTTATATTTCGAACCAATAAACGGTACATATTTTTTTGTGGTTCATACACATGGATAAATTTATTTTCATCTAAAAACGTAGCATACACAATACTTGAAGTTCCACAATGTCCTCCAATTTCTAAAATATTGCGATTCGGAGGAATATATTCACGTAATTGTAGTAACGTTTCAATGTCCCAATAATTACCTTTTTTAAAAGTGTCTCCAATATATTTCTCATTTTTATACAATGAAATTAAACCATAATCTGTATTGTATGTTTCCATGTTTCCATTCTAATATCTATCAAGAAAAAAAAAACAATATAAATATGTGCGTCTAAATGTATCTGCCATGGATATATAATTCATTCATGATCTTTCTATTCGAAATTAACAAATTGAAAAAAGTTGACAAAATTCTTCCACGGTTTGTACCGGGATCCCTTTTTCTCGCGCCTTTTTCGTCTTTACCGTTTCTGTTTCCTTGTCCCCCCGTACAAGTACACACACCGTTCCGGTTGCTGTCACACCATTCCCCACTGTGTATCCCCTTTCTACAAGCCGTCTTTCTAATTCCTTGTCTCGAAATCCCGAGAAGACGACCACTCCTCCTCCTCCTCCATTGTTAGTGACAGGTGTCGTACAAGCACGATCAGCAATGGTCAAGACCCCCTGACCATCTCGAACAAAGGCTTCAAACGCCGGCATATGCTGTAAAAATTTACTTGCACTCTCCCGAGTCCATCCCGGCACCTCGGCCATCTTTTCGGCACCAAGAGGGATCCTATCCACAACGGGCTCTATCTTGCGAAGACCAAATCCCGGACCAAAAATACCCGAAGCCGTCATCAATAACGCAAGAGGAACCTTACGGGGACCTTCCTCGGGATGAATCTGTTTCCACAGATTCTGAGACTCGATGGGACCCAGACCCGCCCGGGATACCATCTCTTCTGCAGACATTTTTAAGAGTCGGACCATCAGACGAGGTGCCGTGGTTTCCTTTTCATCGCACGCGCACGCACACGCTCCCACAAGCTTCGTAATGGTCTTTTCCGCCAGCGTCTTGATCCCCAACGTCTTGAAGAAAAAATGGATCTTCTTGATATCCGCAGTTCCACCCTCCTCTTTCTCTGTACCAATAATATCCACTTCGGTATCATTCCAGCGATAGGCCACAGTCAACGGCATCTCCGGCTCGCCCGAGTCCGCGGGACGATGCACCGCCAGGATATGCGGGATGACATCACCACTTCTCGTCACCTCCACCACGGCCCCTTTTCCCAGACAATGATCCACAATATATTTGGCATTGAATCCCGTGACAAACGTAATACGCGTTCCGGAAAGATCCACTGGCTCAATCTCGATCCTTGGTTTCAAGACATTGTACTTGGAAGGACTCCAATGAACCTGAACCACACGTGTCCTTACCGTCTCCTTAGTCTTCTTGAATGCCACCGCATAATCAGGATTCCCTGTCTTGTCAGGCATATAAGGTGCATCTTTCCAGATCACAATACCATCGGTGGGATAAGGCGTTTCTTTTCGAAAATAGTCCCAAAGACGGTGTAATGTCGTCATGGTAAGATCGTGAAAGGGTACGGAGCATCCTGTAATCACTTCTCTAAATTTCATCTCGTTTTGCAATGAATGCATTTGTTGAGAAGGCGAAGCTCGTACGACTGCACCACTACAACTTAATACCTCATAGGGAACCAGCACCAGATCTCGAATGAGAGTGGGATCTGGTGCTTTGCTATTAAGAATCCCTGAGACAAGATTGCGATTATTCTTGAAAGAGGAGGCGTATTTTTGCTCAAAAACATCTGTGGGCATGACGATCTCACCTCGTACAGCCTCCCCTTGTCGCAACGAGGGAAGATGTTGGAGATGAGGAAGCAGAAAAGAAATATCCGATCCCATGGACCCGTCTCCACGCGTGTAGAGCGCCTCACCTTGGGAAAGAGGAGGTCGACAATACATGGCGGATACACCGTCCAATTTGGGTTGGAGGATAAAAAAAGAAACCTTATCCGCGCTTTTCCATCGCTGGAAACGTGTGTCTTCTCCTTCCTTGATCTTGTCCAGACTGCCCATAAAAAAGGGTAATGGAATTGCTCGCTTGGTCTTTTTCACGGTGGCGCCGATGGTCTTGTCTTTCTTACCGGTCAGTTCTTCGTACTGCCCTCGTAAAGCATCGTATTCCTCGTCGGTGGTGGTGATCCCTAAGGGATCGGCGCCATGATAATACACGTCATCCAAGTGTCGCAACTTTTTTTCCAGCTCCTGAACCTTTTTCATTTGTGTTGTAGTTTTGAATAATTTTTTTTCCAGAAAAATCATTTTTTCTTTTGTTCCTTCATTATTCCATGACCGCCAGAATCTCCATCACTTGTTGACGAATCAGAGGATTAGGAATTAGACGAGCGATGATTCCATAACAAGGAAAGGCGACGGGTTGTAATAAACGACCGGGGATTCGTCGGATATCCGTTTCTGGAATATTCTCACGTAGAATGGTCCGCAATTCTTCATCGGTGGTGACGGACGTCGACATGTCGACGACGACGATAGGGTATTCATAAAAAGAAACATGACCCTTTTCCTCCAGAGTATATCGAAGCCGTTTTCTCTTGTATTGATCGTTACTCACAATGTGATATCGCTGTCGACTTTTGCGTTTTGCATATTCGGTCAGATCACGCAATGCTACCCTGTAATCCTGAGATATGCCCAGCGCCGTAAAAGCGCCTTGCAACTGGGATGCCTTTTCCTTGATGCTGTAAAGCAGATTTTCGCGATATCGGACCATCTGCGATGCCGTGTACAAGAGCGCAAAATCATCCATCTCATTCTTAATCTCCGGATCTTCATAACAATTACAATTTTGGGTTCGATCAAAACATCCCACGAGAATAATAATAAATTGGCGATTGGGTTGGTTCACGTAAACGATATCGTCCGAGGCATTCTCCATGTTTTTCTGACCAAAAAGGACATAAAGTTCATTGCCTTGGTGATGTTTCATGGGTTCTCCGGTGAAACGATTCAGATAATGTCTCTTTAGAAGACCCGGTATCTGGGCATACTGCGATAAGATAAATTCCTTACGCTGAAGAAAGGTTAGATCTCTCCATTCCGGAATCGGACATGTCTTGAGAACATTGGCCATGTCGATAAAATAAACGTTGGGAGTGACATTATGGAGAAGACTCTGCCATACCGCGCTCTGGGATAAGGCGGTGATGAGACGATGAGTATTGTCTCGATAGACGGTTTCTTTTTTTTGGCCACGGAATTGGGCCTGGGCGCCCTGCGCGGTACCAAGAGAGGGATATTTATCATGAAAAATCTCACGAAAAAACGATTGCGCGGTAAGCTGTTGCTGTTGTTGTTGTTGGTGGTGCTGTCCTTGAGCCGGGGGAACGACGACGGGCGGGGATGGTTCCCCCTGTAAACTTTTTTCATACTCTTGCTCTGTCAACGTAGCGTCATGATAGATACTAAAATCTTGTTGTTGTTGTTGTTGAATCGCCATTTTTTCAATGGCGGTCAGAACAGCACGCAACTGATCCACACGAAGTACATGAGCCGTCTTATTTTTGCGTTTTTTTTCCTTTTCCTTCTTCTTCTTTTCCAACAATTTCTTCATCTCGACCACACGGTCCAACCGTTTTTTGACTATCCTCTTTTCCACGATAAGTGGAAGTACAATCCTTTTCTTTATTTCATCATTATTGGATCTTGCAAAGTGGGTATAAAGTCCATCTTTTACTTTCGTGATATTCCCTTCCAACAAACCATCCAGAATCTTGGTAAGTACCGTCCTGAGTTCTTGAATATCCTTTTCCAGGTCTATTTTTCCAGCTCCAGAGATCTCTGCCAGCGTGATATCATAATATTGAAAATATTCATCATATAAATCCTTTAAAAAATCCTCGTGTGTTTTCGGCACTGAACCCTTGGCCAAAAAAGAATAGATGGTGATTATATTTCTCCACAACACATTGATTTTGATATCGTCCAGGTGTTGTCGGTCCCGATCAAGCCGTTCATAACTTTTGGACCATTTAAATTTATCCCTCTTGTCCTTTTCAAAAAACACATCTTCGGAAAGACGTATTCCTATAAGAAGGAGTAAGGAATTATAAGCATTGTGGACTTTTATTAATTGGGGTCGGTAGTTTTTGAAAAAGGCTTCTTTGTTCTTTTCTCCCCCCTCTTTTCTAATTTTTTTTATGAGTTTAAGAATCGGTTTAGTAATAATACTACTACATTCAGAGAGAATGGGTTTCAAGTCTTTTACATAGTGTGACAACGGACTATCCTTATTTTTTGCCATCCAAGCATGGAATAATCGTACTTCCTCTTGATCGTTTTGCAATGCTTTTTTAAGCGTTTCTGGTCGTATAACGGTATTTCGCATCGCACTATCCAATGTAAAATCATATAATAAGGATTGTTGTAATTTTATCCAAAGAGGGGCAAACGATTCAGAAAAAAAGAGGAATATCTCTTTAGCAGCATCCGAATCAGAAAGGGTTCTCAATTTCTTGATCAATCGAGTATACTTGTCCAATAATAATTCTTCTTCTTCCATTTTTTACCTCTTCTTCTTTTTTTTTTTTCAACCGTAGAAAAAAAACAATCCGTAGCCGCGCAACGCCGCGCTATATGGAATCACGCTTAAAGT